TTGATCAAGTGTATATATCTTGATCAAATTTTTAAAGTTTACATCATTTTCATCAACCGAAATGTATTGTGCTCGAATAGTATTGGTATCAGCATTATCTGCCCATTCCGCAAGAATTGTAGTTCTATCGTTATCCGTAAATCGAGCAGTTAAAAGAGTATGTCCTTGCATAGTTAAGTCCTATAAATTTTTAATGCGTATGTTGTTTCTGTTTCACCAGCACCAGATGGTAAATTCTGTGATCGATAAGTATCAACGTCTTTATCATCGATTCTTACTTGTGAATTTAATGTTGTATCAGTCATAACGTCACCACGAGTTTGAGGTGTGCTATCATTGCCAGTTATCGTACTAATGTCAGTACCCGATACACCTTGAACTTGATATCTAATACGATATGTATTTCTAGAATTAGCTGAATAGAATAACAAATCTTCTAATATCGAATCAAACTCAGCAGTAGAATAACTTTGTAGATCGTTATCAGAATTAATATAGAGAGGTAATTGAACACTTGGTATCCCATAAGAATTTCCTTGATTGGTTCTCCACAGATACCAATTTTGGATAGTAGTAGTTGTGGTACCAGATAAAGGTAATATTTCAGTAATGGATCCATCACCACCATGTATGGATAGATCAAATCTTGTATCAACGAAAACAGGATTAGCATTCATAAGAGTATGATTTGCTAAACCTGACGACTGAGTTGAAATACGATACGTTCCATCTCTATCGTTACCATCAACAAGTAAGTTAGTGGCATCATTAATAAATGTATCATGCATGTCTGTTTTAGACATTGCTTGAAGATTATCAGAACCATCATAATATAAAGGATATAATTTATTATTTGTATCTGTAGGATCAGAAGGACCTGTGAGAGTAAGATTTATATGATCATATGTGGTAGAGATACCAGCGTCTGTTGTGTTTTCTACAGTATTACTACTAAATCTACGATTATTACTTACTTCGGCACTTGGTGAGTCAGATGTGTCAAGCATTCTTCTACGATCGCCGGCGCTTGCAACATACGATAAATTAACAGATCTACTCGATCCACCAAAAAGGTAAACGCATCTTTGTTTAATTGTGGTTATTTGAGAAGCCGACATCTGTACGATGCTCGAGCCATCCCAATAAACCGGTGTTCTTACTGCCATTATAAAGTTCCGCTAGTATTACTTGTAGATAATAAATACCCAGCTAAAAGAGTTGTTCCTGCTGAATTTTTTATTTGCAGTGGTTTGATATTATCAAGATTAACACTTTCCATTATCAGTGTTGTGACAGTAGCAGTTCCTATTGAAACAGATCCAATTGTACCACCTTGAATTTTATCACCCGATATTTGATCATTTGCTAAAGTTAGTGTTCCACCTGATACGTCAACAGAACCAGTCAAAGTTCCTGTGACATCAACACCAGTGTTCGTAGTTGCAAGTCTACTGACATTATCATGATAAAGATTAACTGCTCCATTTTCAAGACCAGCAAAAACATTTTCACCAGAAAAAGTTTGAACTTGTAATCTATCAGTTCGAATAAAAAGAGTCCCTGAACCTGTCTCATCTATATAAGAATGAGTTCCATTATGGTAAATTTTAAGATCATCATTATCCCCAAAATTTACTTTGCCATTGTCTCCTAAATTCAAATCAGTAGCATTTTGAAGAGTGATGTCTCCATTCATTTGAATGTCATCCTGAGTGAATTTCATTCTCTCGACAAAATTACTATCTCTTATTATGAAATTTTCATCATACTTTATTCGTAAATCACCCGAACCATTTATTATATCACCAGTTACACCATCATGGTAAATTTCGAGATCGTCATCACCTATCTGCTCATTCCATATAATTTTAGATCTACTCGGTAATCTAACATCATCGGAGTCTGCGAATGTCAAATCTCCATTCCAACGAGTAGAACTCAAGTCTGTAATTTCACCATTGTTAGCAACCATATCACCTATAGTGAATGTATTGGTAGTAAAGTATGTTGCAACATCTGAAGCGATTTCTTGTGTTTCATCAATTTGAATTATTTTTGCTTGAATTTCATTGATAGCTGAAACAAGACTACTGGTATCATCAGTAGTAAGTACGTCTTTATCACCCATATTGGTAGAAATTTGATTTGTTTTAGTTACAAGTGAAGCAACTGGATCTGTAAGATTAATGGTTGTTATCGCCATTTTTTTCCTCTAATACTTTCATTAAAAGATGTTTCATTTCTTTCACTTCATCACGAAGAGATTCGATTTCTTTTCTTTCTTGGGAAGCTTTATATTTTCTTTTTTTAGCTCGTGATATTTCTTCACTGTTTATATTTACAATCGCTCCGCTTGCTTTGTCTCTCACTAAACTTGAATTATTTTCAACTTTAACATATTTATTCATTATACTGCCAATGCGATGACCCTCAAATCTCTGAAAGTTGGAACCTTTGAAGAGTTTGTTGTATCCATAATTATTTTTATTTGGAATTTAGTGAATGCTTCCAAATCACCACCGATTCCTCCAATAAGATATTCATAATCCCTGAATACACCAGAAATTTCATCAGCAGAAAGGTCTACTTCTTTTGAAGCCAATATAAAAGGTTGAGATGATAAAACACCATCAGAAGTTGCTGTTCTAAAATAAACCCTAAAATTAGATTCATCTGGTCTATTTGCAGCTAGTATAATTTTCAATCCAACCGCAGCTTCAGCGAGTGTTACTGGAACTGTTAGATGCTTAGCGGCACTCGTTCCACCAAAAGGATTAGTTTCTGCTACTGAAGAAAGAGCAACATTTCCTGCTGCATTTTGATTATCGATTAAGTTATCAAATGTTATTACAGAAGCTCTTTGTAAATCTATAACTGGAGATACTCGAGTGTCTGTAGTACTCAAATCAAGTTTGAGATGAAAAGATTTGTCTGAAATCGTTGCATCTTCATTTTCCTGAGAAAGAATTATTTTCGGGTCACCGAGTGTGTTAATAGAATTAAGAGTTACCTGTTGATATGTTGTACTCAATGTATAGTTATTTGATAAACTATAGTTTCTTGTTCCTGCAACACTACTTGATCCATATGAGGCAGCACTAGTGCTTTTTATCGAAGCTCCAAGGTTTGTGCTGTTTGGAAGTAAAGTTTGTATTTGTGGCGCGAAATGATCATATCTCGCGTTTTGCGTGACTAAAGTTTGAGTACCACCAAATCGAGCAGCATTGCTAAATGTATCACCGACTGTCACTGTATATCCAGTATGATCTACTGCGTTGATAGTTCTATCACCAGAAATTTGTGTAACGTCTATTCCACCATAAGTAGCAGAATCTAATCCAGAAATATTTACTGTATCTCCTGCATCAAAACCATGCCCTTCTTGGAATACTGTGAGAACAGTATCATCAGAATCGGATAATAGAGAATTATTTTCAAGAAGGTATTTCGCCACTGGTGCATTTTTTAGTACTAAATTTCCAGAAGATGCAAACTGTGCCCTGTAAATTTTGAACATAAGATCCTTTGACTGATCTGGTGTCCAAGTTCTTCCATTCTGAGATAAAAATAATGATCCCATAGTTGGTTGCTTCTGAACTCTTTTCGTAGTTGATCCAAGAAGAAATTCATAAACTTCCGCAACATGTACTGTATAAGCATTTGTTTCTGCTAAAAGTACGATAGCATAATCAAATCCAGCAGGAAGGTAAATAGGCTCATCAAACTGGAAATTTGTTGGAGATGCTTGTACAGTAGCAACATTCGTACTCGCAATATTTACACTGCTCGGTGAAAGAAACTTAACTGCACCAGGAATCGGTTCTCCAGTTGGTACACCATTTTCGACAGGACGTATTTGCAGTTGCACAGGTACAGTAGTATCTTTTGAAGCAAAAAATACATCAACTTTTGTTAAGAAAACACCATTCGGGTTTTGTACATGATCTACTCTGAATGATTGTGCGACAGGATCTCGAGGTCTTACTCTTCTTATTCTTGTTGTGTTTATATGCCTTGTTGACTGTATAGTTTTTTGTCTCGTTTGTAGAACACCACTTGATAAGAAAGTTGTAGCTGCAGTACTTGTAGAATTCGTTTCATCATCAACACTAATATTCAAAAGTTTAAATTCTTGTTCCCCTGTTCTAAACTTTAAAGATGTTGTACTTGGTATTAAAAAAGTTCCTTGAATTTTACCTTCAGAATTTGAAGTGAGTGTTGTTACTCCATCTGGATGAGCAGAAGTTTTTGTGTAGATATTACCTTCATCCCGAGTCGAAAGAGCAAATCTATTACTATCTAAAAAGTTATCTGGTTCTTGTCTTATGAAATTAGCGATAGACTCACCACCAAAAAACGCGAAATGTCTACAGTTCGGTTGTAATCCTTGTGCATTAAATGCTATTTTACGAGATCTCATAAATGGAATCACAGAAATTTCTACTATCTTATCACCAATTTCTTCACGAATCGTTTGAGAACTCACCTGAACTTGAACACTCGAACCAAAATTATTACCAGAAGTTGGGACACCAACCCAAGAACTAGACCAGTTATTGAGAGATCTTGTTGTACGAGAAGAAGAAACTTGTGTTACAATATCCTCACCCTGTACTAATCTATCAGCATCATATTCGATTTCAACCCAGTCATCAGAAGAGGGAGAAAGATCTATATGACCAAGACTTGTTATCACGTTAAATGGATTCACATTTACTGTGGTTGTACAAAGATCTTGATTAATTAACACTGGATTACTGTCTATATCTAAAAGAGCGAAATCACCCTTTAACGATACATTCGTAGTGTCTGAAGAATTAAAATTTAATCTTGTTGATTTTGGGTAAACTGGAACACTTAAAGTTTTTTCACCTAAACTTATTGATGCTCTGTAATCTTCATTGTTGATATCCGATAAAGCATAACTAGAAAAATTATCTGCTAAGAAACCAGATTTAATTCTAGGATTATCATCGGAATCTAATACAAATAATGATTCTGCATTTACCTCAAGAAGATTGAGAGTTGTTGTTTCTTCAAGTTTATCTATCCTCTGTTCTATACGACCAATATCTTTCATTGTATATCTTTTATGAGGAATTAAAGTAGATGATATATCTGATTCATTAAGAGTGAACGCATTAATATTAAAATCATAAAGTGTAAGAGAACCTTCTGGTGTAGCAGGAGGTTGAGGACTAAAGAGTGAAGGAACACCTTGTGAAACTTGTAATTCACCAGAACCTTCTCTATTGATTTCATTATTGGTTAATACAGCAACTAGTTCATCTTTTCTCTGTTGATAATGAGTAATATCTGATGTAATAGTTGTGTCAACACGAGGAACGAAATTAATAACTGGATTACCACCTGTTCCATTGCTATCATAATTACCAGCAGGATCTTCGATCGATCTAAAATCTAAAACATCTCGTAAATTAATTGTAGATCCATTACTCTTAGTGTAAGACGGTATTGATTTATATGCATCACCACTTCCAGAAGTAAATCCTAAATTACCGAATGCATTAATATAAGATTGAACACTAAAATATGATGCTCCTGGAGCATTTCCACCTCCAGTATGATTGAAATGTTTAAATCTTACAAATATATCACCTATAGGTGGGTTTAATCCAGGAGTTTCTAAAAGTCTACCATTTTGATAATAATTATCTCTTTGCCCATCATCAAGTGTGAAATAACTTAGTAGATCAATTCCATCAGAGTCATTTTTTCTTACTCTACTGACACTGTATATATCAGCTGTATCCAAATCTATGAATCTTGTTCCGTTAGCATCAGTTTTCGCATCGGTCGGCCACTCGATTGTGAAAGTAGTATCTTGTAATGTTTTTAACCTCACACTATTTTCTGCTTGACTCGTAGTCTGAAAAGTAGCTATTAATTCATATGTTGTACTATTACTAAGACCAGTAACTTGTAATTGTGTATCTGATGCTTGCTTTGTCATCGATGCTGATGAAGTTATTTCAGAAGATGAATTGTCTTCCTCTGATATAATATAATCTAATGTTGGTGAACCATGAAAGGTTGACTGACTGGGAGAAGTTGGAGCTTGAAATGTCGCTTCCCCAGAACCATTGCTTATAGCAGTAACTCTACTTCTGAATCTATATTGCATATCATTGAAACCATTAAAAGCAGGTTTCGTGAAGGGTAAATCAAAAAGTACTGAATTATTTCCAGTGGATTTTAACACTGCTAAACTATTTTCTAGAACTAAATTATTAAATTTTGAAGTAGTATTTCCGATAGATTTAACAGAAGAAAAACTTTTATTTGCATTCATTAAAACATCAAAAAGATAATATCTAAGATTACTGCCATCCCTATCTACACTTCGAACTCTTGCAGTTCCGATAGTGTTTCCGGTCAATCCAGTATTATCATTTAAATTTAATTTTTGAAGAGCATCAATATTTGGTAATCCAGCACCATTTCCAGTATCATGTGCAACTAATATATAATTTCCATATCCAGCAACAATTCTTTGGTTATCTAAAGTTTCTGTTGTTCTTGATTTCGGTACTGTAATTTTTTTGGAAGGAATATCTGCTCTATATCCATCAATATATGCAATACCACTCGAAACTTCAAGTTGAAGGTTTGAATCATTCAAATCATTGAATTTCGCTGTAAACGGTTTTACAATATAGTCACCAGACTCTTCTTTTGTTCTGAGAGCCATAAAATCAGATATTAAGTTATAATCATCATTTGGGTCTATTTCGTCTACAATACTTCCATTTTCTACTCTCATGAGATAAACGAAATTTTCACTACTTTGAATTTGATCTCTTGTGGTAAGAGATAATCTAATTCTATATCTGTCGGCTCCTGAAGCTGCTGTGTTAGGAACTTCTCCTTGATTATCGAATAACGCAGTTTCGTCATTTGATGTTACGATAGTTTCTGTTATTTTAAATCCGATATCTTTTGTTGGTGTAGAAGAATATTTTTCCAAAGGGATAGTTTGTTTTTCAACGAATACGAAATGCCCTTGTACAAAATAATCTGAATTATCAACAGAAATAGATGAACCGATACCAGATGCATTAGTAGTTGCAGTTGATACAGTTCCACTGATAGAAGCGAATGATAAGTTTACCGAATTACCAATACGACTTACAGAAGATCCAGCAACTGCAGAGGTCACATTCGTATATTTAACGATAAGTGTGTCAGGATCTGTAGAACTATTTGTTCCAGTTATTTTATCGATGACTTCAAATTTAATACCAGAGTTTGTATTAGTTTCACCTATTATTATACTGTTAAACTGAGATCCATTTACAGTTGTTAATTTTATAAATTCTCTTTGAGTATTGAGAGTAGTGCCTCCTGGTCTTACAAGTGCACCTTCTTTAAATATATTTTTTCCAAATCTTTCGATTTCTTTTTGAATGATAGTTTGCGATTGAGTTAATTCTCTCGCCTGAAGAACCTTACCACTATTAAAAAGAACTCTATGATAGTTATCACTATCTTTAAAATCATCTTTATATGTAGAAGCGAAAGTTGTTTCTATTAAATTTGTTGCCATGTTTTTACACCGTTATAATGATTTTAATATCTTCTTGTTGAGAAGAAGTTCTTGAGATAGCAGATGCCCTATTTTCTATGTATAGTAATTCTCCAGAGTATGGATTGACTTCACTATAAAGATTAGCACTATCTGCTGTGGTATTTCCAGAAGCAGAAGTTATAGTGACGCCATCTGAAAAAACACCAAAACCACTCGAGTCATTTTGATGAAAATATACTATATCACTATCTATATCATCTATGAAAGCTTTAATAGGAGGAGAAGAAGTATCTTGAAGAAGATCTCCTATATCTGCACCAAAATCGGCTGCAGCTGCGGTTGTAGGCATTCTCATATATCTCAGTGTTCGAGAAGAAGTTCCCCTAAATATTGGACCATCTGATGCACTGTCTGTTAATCTTATATTTTTAAATAATCCTATATGCCTAAATTCTCTGCCTTCACCTACTAAAAAAGTTCCAGCGACATCACCATCTGGTTTGATATTGAACATAATATTAGATGCTTTTAAATCACGCCTTGCATCAGAACCTACGCCACCATAAGGAGCAACTACAGCTCTTGCTAAAGCACCTGACCCAGAAGTATCACTAATAATCACCTGTGCATAATCATAACCAGAACCAAGACCAGCACTTTCATTATTCATATCGATTTTAACGATAGATCCACCAGTTACTGTAGCAGTGCCAACAGCTCCAGTTCCATTACCTCTTATAGTTACTGTTGTTCCAGATGTATAACCACTGCCACTCGATATAATTTCCACTCCTATCACTTGCCCCTTTATAGCAGCTTCTTGAACATCATATTGATTTTCATCGGCAGATGAGGCAAAGGGTTCTGCTGAGTCAGAAAACTGAACAGGCATAAAGTTAGAAGTAAGAAATGTTGTAGACGTTGCTGCAGTTAATTCATACAAATATTTCCAAACATATCCATCACTTGTTTGAAAAGGTTGAGTTTTAGCTACTCCTGCTGTTATATAATTCGGTTTTACAGTAGAACTTAATCCTTCAGCAGTAGTGTTATTTTTTGGTTGTTTAAGGCAAATATAAACGTGGTTATCATCAGTGAGAACATAATAAGAATTAGTTGGGATACCTACAACAGAATCAGAATAAGCAGAAAAAATACTACCCTGCGACCAGCTTCTCCTTGGTACTACAAGAGAAGCTGCTTCAACTTTTTTAACAGATTGGAGATTATTCCTTAGAATTAATTCATCTTTATATGTTCGAGTTGGTGTGATAAGAGTATCCGAAGCATTATATGCATCAGATTTTCCTATTCCAATATAAAATTCATTGCTATCATTTGGATCATTCACTAAAGATAAATAATGTGATAGATTGTCTTTTTTATATGTATCTGTTATTATAGCTGTCATGAAATATCCTATGTAATTGAAACTAAGCTATTATTAGAGTCTGGGCTTCCTAAGAGAAACCAGTTTGTTCCATCCCAAATACACTGAGCAGAAGAAAAAATATTAAGAGAAAATCCGTTATCTCCTCCTCTGAAATTATCTGGTTCTATAGTAGCGACTCCATTATTTTTATTTGTAAAAATTTTATACTCACCAACAACAACACCATCACTCAAAGTAAGAGTGAAATCGGAAGATCCATCACATATAATAAGTGTAGCATCTGAATCTACAAAACCTGTAGAAGATGTACTATTTGAAGAATAAGCGACTCTACCGAATGTTTTTTTAGTAACTGTCTGTTCAGAACTATCTGCTATCAAAGATCCCGTGAAATTTGGTAATGTTAGTATTTGATCTGTGTCAGGGTTTTCTGATTTAAGCGTCAGTTCATTCGCATCTGGAGTGCTTCCTTCAAAAATGATTCCATCATTTGCCAATGAAATTTGAGTAGAAAGTACATCACTGTCGCCACCCAACTTTAAATATAGTTCGGCGAACGTGTCATTCATTTTTTGACCAGCCGAGCGAAGTGTATCACCTGTACCATCGTTTGCTGCTGATCCAACACTAATAGATTGTCTTGCCATTAAATAAACCCTTTATTTTTATATCTACTATTTATACCGAAGAATCACTCAAATATCGAGTAAACATATCATTATCCATAGTTTCTGTCGTAGTCGACATATCTGTATTTAATTCACCAGTGAAAAATTCATCTGTAAATTGTAACTTACTCACGCTCCATCTTTCAGAAGATCCCGAATCAACCTGTTTCACCATAACTTTATAAGCAAATAACGCATTGTCATAAGACTCTGAACTCTCTCCTAACCAAATTATTTGATTAGATTCTATAGCTGTTCCACTTCCTGATGTAGAAGTTAAATTTGTAATTGAACCAATAAAACTATCTTTATAGAATAAATTTGTCTGAGTTGTTGTCGCTTCAAAATATGTGTCGTCATGTATTATTCCATCAGAATCTAATATAAGTTTGGATACACTCCAAAAAGAATTATTTCCAGAATCATACATCAATTTGTCTGTTCTATATATTTCATTATCTATATTAGAATACCATAAATCACCTGAATCTATTGTAACTCCAACAAATTCACCTTTACCTTCATATCTCCAATTAAGAGTAGCAAGGTTTGTAGAGTTATTAATTTTCATGTATGTATCATTAGCGGAATCAATTGCATCACTGTCTAAAATTAATTTGGATAAATTATAATATTTAAAAGTGTTCACTGCATTACTTAATGATTGATTGAAACCATCAACTCTGTAAACTATATTATCATTTGCTCGCCAAAATTTTCCAACAAGACCAACCGAGTCGATTGATGTTAGATTAACAACTATATTAGAATCCCAATATATGGTAGCAGTTTCATTGGTCACATTATGTGAGAAAAATGTACCAGATCCTCTTGTAGTATCAGAATCAATCACCATTTGAGTCACAGACCAACGTTGTCCAACTAATTCAGGTGGTTCTGTATTAATATCTGTTCCACCAGAATCACGCTCTCTACCAGGAAATTCTTGAATTGAATAACTGCTTTCTAAATTGTCTGCTCTATAAACGATGGCATCTTCACCTAAGAAAAGATCATTAGATCCTAAACCTTGATCTCCTCCATAGATGACTCCATTAGATTCTAAACCATACCCATTAGATGTTCCAATGTGACTATCATTAAAATAAATATCTACTGTTCCATTATTGTCTACTTCAATATAATTATCATTTGGAGTAAGTGCATCAGAATCTCTAATATATTTGTTAACACGATACCTTCTTCCATGAGTCCCTATATTCTCCTGTACTCTGTTTAATTGATATAGGTCATTTGGATCGGTATCAAAATATAAAAACATTCCAAGATAAGCTATAATACCACCGTCACCATTAGTAACAGTATCACCTGTTGCTTTTATACCTCTGATTAGGTCTCGTATGCTGGACCAAGCGAATTTATTACCTTTATAAAGTCGTGCTTCATATACGCCCGTAAAAGGTGGATTTCTAATATCTATGAATATGTTCTCGTCATTTGGACCTAAACCATTATTAGCTCTTCCATAAAGATCTAGTCCACCATAAAAACTTGTATCTATAACGTATCTTCTTTTTCTAGGAAAATCTCCAATACTAGGATCTTTCAATTGATGTGGTCTATAGAGTTTAGGGGATTTATCACTATCTTGTTGATAAACTAAAAATCTGTCACCATATGTGAATAAATTTCCTTGAGTATCGCTATCAACTGCTTCTATATAACTTCCTTCGTGAAAACTATATTGCTGTATTGTTGAAGGATCACTTGACTCTTGATAATCTCTTCCAATTGGAAACTGTGTCATATCGACTATTGAATAAGAATCTGCTCCACCACTTTCGAATATAGTTGGTTCTATGAAAGGATACCCATCAAATATATTCGTAGCACCAGCCGAATCTTCTACCCATCTGTTTCTGCTGCTATCAGTGTAATATATTATGCCATCAGGATTTTGATAAATTACTTGAAAAGGAACTTCTGAATCAAATTGCTCAGTTTCTGCATCTGAGTCAGAAATATACTCATATGTTTCGATTGGTGGAATGTATCTTCCCGTTTCACTATCATTATAAATTACTTGAAATGGTGTTACATAGTATCTATTACTATCACTCGTACCAATTGAAACCCATTGTTCGTTTGAATCTAAAGAAGGTAATAATGAAAATGTGCTATCATACACTGATTGGTTTTCAGATCCAATAACACCAGTTATGTCGAATGTGAGAGAGTTTGGTGTAACAAGATTTTTATTCGTTCCGTAGATATAATTTAATGTTGTTATCGTAATATCTTTATAATTATCTACTATATCGTTGAGTTTCAATCTAAAATTGACACCATTAGATTCTATGAGACCTGTAATTTCCGTGTTTTGAAAAGTCGTAATGATTCCAGATGCTTCATCTGTAACAAGGAAAGCTCCGATATTAGGATCAAGTGGATTTTCTGTGAAACCAGAAAAACTAATTATACCATTTTCATCAGTAAGAACTCGAGTTCCTAAATAAAAACCAGCAGGATGCACAAACTTTTTATATAATGTTTCGTAATCATCAGATGCGAGAGAAACAGTAACAAGTATCGAATATATTTGATATAAAGCATTATTTTGAATAAAATTTTGATCGTTGAATCCTATTCTACCTTGTTCACCTGTTGGTTCTTTTCCTCCAACATAAAGCATTTCATTTTTAGGGTATGAAATTGTCGCTTCTTCTCCGAAAAATCCTTTGAAGAAAGCTTCAGCAGAAAGTTTTGTCCCTTTTGACCCATATAACAAAGGGAGATATTTTGCCATTAATCTTGGATTTTGAAAAAATGAAGATGCGGTAAGTCCGTTACCTATTTCAGATATAAGTTGATCTAAATAGTTTTCATCATTCTGAGCAGCATCTCTCGCAGAAATTATGTTATTAATTTCGGTTTTAAAAGAATGTCTTCCAGAACTATCGAGAAAGTTATAATACTTTTTCAATAAGACAGTCAAATCACTTGAAGAGTTATATTCACTCTGAAAGTATTCTGGAAGTATTTCAGATACTTTAGATCTATCTAAATTTAAATTTCTTCTATTTTTATCTTCTAATCTGTGCGTCATAGTGTCACTGTAGATGGAGTGTTTTGGAAATCAACCCTTGTAACCACGGAAAGAGCTGATTCATCTGGTTTTAGTATATAGTTTCTTATTGGTCTAATGGTACTTTGATTCGAAGGAATAGCAGAAATTTTTATCCCACTTCCGACTATAGCACTCACATTGAGAGTTGTTATATTAACTGATCCAGAAACGTAATCATAAGACCCTATATTATCACTGAGAACAAAAACAGTACCCTCTGCAGTTGCTATTTCTAAAGTATTCGTTCCTAATGTATTTCTTATAAATGCACTTTGACCGTTAAATGTAAAAGGAGAGGAAGTTATTATGTAATTGACATCATCAGCAATAGCAATCGATGAAGGGAAATTTACAGAATATCCATTATTTGTATTCAGTGTAGGAGTGAAAGACTGTTGCATTTTAACTTCCATGGAGGAGTTAAGAATAGCAGGAGAAAGAGAATCTATTTCTGATAATATAGTTGACCTTCTAAAAACTCTGTCAAACGTATTTAAATTGTTAGCAAAAAAGTTTATTACAGTTGTTCTAATTAAATTTTCTATACTTTTTGTAGTAGATCCTGTTAAGTCTGGATCAAAATTGTATGTAACAGTCATTTCTAAAAATGTATTCGTAGGATCTGAAAATTCTGTTCCTATCGAAAGTATAGCAAGATTTGTCGATAAATTTTCTTTAATACTTGCTTTGGTTATAGTTTTTGTTGCTTCTGGGATACCATCTTTAAAATTAAGACTGACATAAACTTCTCCATATGTAGGTGGAATATTATCATTCCCACCCCAAGCAGAAACATCTTGAACTACGTTACCATAATTTGCTAATATAAGCGCTTTATAGTCTTCGGCAGTCACTAATCTTTGTTGTGTCGCAAATTTAACAGGAGCATTTTTCTTAATAGAATCAAGAGATTCTTTTTCTGCACCACCTGCTGAGTTTACTTCAGTTGTTGTTGTTACACTGAATCCTGAAAGAGGAGTTCCTACTGCTTCAAAAGAAGAGGCTAAGTTAGCATCAGATCCAGAAGAAGAAAGATATTCTATTACAATTTTATTACCAGCTTCTGGTTTTTTTCCAAGTATATTTCCATCACTAAATGTAAATTCGTAATATCCGTTAGGTGCTTCTCGCAAAATGTAAACAGTAGAATTAGAACTGATACTCAAAACTTCGTTTATATTAGTGTATGAAGTGAATGAAGAAGATGTGGGAGTATCAAAAACACTTACAGAAACAGTACTCGTATCCATATTCACATCAGGAATAACATAAACTTGATCATCTATAGTTTCGCCAACAAGAAATGTTTTCGTTTTAAGGACACCTTCTGTGATTGGAATAGATGAAGAACCAGATTCTGTTTTAAAAACAAAATTACCTGTACCATCATTAATCGCAATAAATGCATCGAGAGTTCTGAATGTATATGTCGTTTCGTTTACTGATGATATAAATTGACTGAACTTTGGAAGAGTTACAGTAGAAGTGGATGTATCAGTCGAAGCGATAGAAATATTCACAGTTGCCTGAGATCCAGTTTTTGACCTTGGATAGTATCCTAAATTTTCTGCATGAGAAACAACAGATGCTCTGATCTGAGAAGAGTTTAAAAATGATTCGTTGATCGCCATATTAGCGATTAATCCATTCAGGTGTGTATTGTATGCTAATACATCTAATATATTAGAAAGTCCACTTCCTTCAAAATTATAATCAGCAAACTCGGTTTGCCGAGATAAATAAGTTTTAAGACTTTCTTTTATTGTATCGAAATCTAAATCAGATGATTGAATTATTGTCATTTTATCTTAACCTTGTGAGAGATATATTCAGTGTATCTTCTTCTTCAGTGCTTATCACCTGAAACACAACAGATATCCTAAGTTCATGACTATCAGGAGAAACTTCAACATTGACTTCCTTCACGATAGCTCTTTTTTCAGAATTATATATGGCATTATAAACTGTATCTTTTATATCATCTTCATCTACTTCTGTAGATAAGGAAAAAAGATATGCATTTAATCCTCCACCGAAATAAGGATCAAAAGGTTTTTCGGTTTTATTAGTCATTAATATATTTTTAATAGATTGCTTCACAGCAGCAGCATCAGTTTTCTTAAAAACATCTCCATCAGATTTCTTAGCGAAACTCAAATCGATATCTTTATATAATTTTGTACGAGATGTAATTATCGTTTTATTAGATAAATTACCATCTTCGTTTGAAAATACTCTAGCCATATGTAAAATCCTTTACACTATTTATAACTTAATCTCCGATAAATACTGTACTTGATCCCGATTCAATTTTATTTGTTCCAGCTGCGTTAACATCAAAGTGTGATCCTGTTCCTTGGTCACCTGTATCAGCTGTATCACCAATCCTAGCAGCTCCTTTATTTCCACTATTTAAATTAATAGTTTGTCCATCCATAGTAATATGTCCGTCTGCTACAATTTTTAAATTTCCTGTCACATGCAGTTTATCGTTTCCTGTTACAGTTCTGAATCCATTTTTGTGATGTGTTACGACATCACCATTCGGATGCATTTCAACAAAAGTACCTGACTTGTGATATATGTGAATCCTCTCTGCATTTGGTGTATCATCAATTTCAATCGCATGCCCACTCGTAGTTTGATATGCTTTGTTATGTGGATATTGAGCTGCGTATGGACTACTCGGTTCTCCGTTCACACTATCAGGAGTTTTACTAATCGTATTAGTACCAGTTGCAAGTCTACTTGTGGATACTGTATCTCTATTGTCACCTTCATATTTTGGTATGAAACCGAGTACAAGTGGAAGTTGTGAATTTTGACCATCAAGGAAAATACCAAACACCATTGCATCGGGTTGAACACCAAGAGCATTTCCTAATTCATTTGTTCCACCACCAGTAATCGGTGCCACAACTTGTGCCCATGGTAAATCCACATCTGGTATCTCTATAAGACTATCAGAATGCACACCTTTAATTCTTACCTGTATTCTTCCAAGTTTCTGAGGATCGTTGATACTCTTGACGATTCCGATAAACCATCGAGTTTGATCTCCATAAAAATCTATATTCTTTTTTGGTTCCATTATATTCTCGTTGAGTTACCCATCTTGACGCCAGTCATAATCAAGTCATACTTTTCTTTTTTGAAAAGATGTTTTGACGAGTAGATAAGATATCTACCTGATCTTTTTGTATCTATTCTTTGATCTTGATGGTCAATAAGTGGTGCAAGAAATTCTATATCAATATTGTTTCCGATTGTAAAATGAGTATTACCATCGATAAAATCAAGACCATCAACTGCAAATGTGAGAGGGGATTTTCTAAGAATATGATTCATTGCACTCGTCGTTACTCTTCTCTTATAATTACCAATATTCTTTTCTTCACCATAACCAATCCTATTTATTTTTTCAGAATCAGTACGATATGGAAGTGAAGCACCAACTCTTGATATTGTTCTGCTCTTCATCTCATTGAAAGAAACTCCGTCTATTTCATATTCAGGAGTAAAGGTAACGTTTTTCTGATCACCTAAAACGTTCTTTTCAATTAATGGTTTCAGTAGATCTTTTACTACATCGAATGAAAAATGATTTGTTTCATTTGTAAGAGTATTAATGTAATTATATTTTGCTCCTATCACACCTTTTCGAATTAACTTATAAAGGTCTTCTGACTCTTCAAATCGATAAGCATTTAAAACTTTACTTGCAACATCTTCAGCACCTGATGTCGACGATCCTTCATTTGATCGATAAGGTATTTCATTAATTGCATTAATCTGAAGCAGTGTACTCAAATCTGCTAATGCTAATTTTTCACCAAAGAGTGTTGAGAAAAGATAAAAAGGATATCCTTCAACTGTACTCATGCTGTTACGAATCCATAACATTGCTTCAATTGGACTCATATTTGGTACAATTAGATCTCTTGATGTTGAATCTGAAGAGAGTTGACCAATTTCTTTTGAAAGAAAACTTTTAGATATCTTTTCAATAATCTCTGCACCAGATCCTCTATAAAACTTATTCACGTTTTTCAGATTTGATATGTAACAAATATCTTCTACTAAATGTATATAATCAACCTCTGTATGATCACCATTCCTTTGAGCTGATATAATTTTAGAAATATAGAATGTTTTAGAAAGAGATTTAGTACCAACTTGAAGACTGCGTAGTGCAATTTGAATTCGTTCCCCACCAAGTATATCTGCATCTTTTATAATATTTGCATTATCAACAAGAACAAGTTTTGCAGTAAGATATGGGAGATCTAGGTTTTCATATATCTCAAGATCTGAAACCGCATCTTTGATATCAACATCTTCTGCCAATCTCTCTGAGATTAAAATGATTGAATCAAATACGTAATCAGAAACGTTATCGAGATCAGTATTTCTATCGACTGCCATTAATTTGCGATTGCCTCTCTGAATGAAGAAACAATATCCTGTATTAATCCTGACTTAATTATTCTGATTTGTCTTAGATCATTATTTTGATTATATAATCGATCAAGTACAGTCACCTCTGTAAGTAATCCACCAGGACCAACTGTCGGATCAATGTCAGTCCAAACATTACTTGAGTCTTCATAATGATGTGCAGCATTATATTCATCTTCGGCTGCTGTTAGTTTTACAATTTCAGTTGTTCCATCGGTTCCAATATTTTCGGTCGAGAAAAATGCTCCACTCGTTACTTTAACTGTTATCTGACCAATATCTAAGTTACGATGGATAATATTTCCAGTCGCACCAGAAGATCTTCCTTCAACTATATCACCAGTTTTATAAAATCCAGTAATTGTTGAAAGACTATCTCTTGTCGTGAGAGTTTTATTTGGATAATATTTCTGAGCATATTCTAATACTTTTCCATTTGAAAGTGGCCAACCCTGTTCTCTTATTTTATTATTCATCAAATAGAATGTCCAATAAAAATTAGCATTACCATAAAGATTATAAGAGACCTGGTCTGGTCTTTCATTATCTTGTACATAGTAATCTTCATAAAGAGTAGAGTTATCTTTCACTTGATCAATTACATCAGCATATCTTGTAATATTTTGAAATATATCAGGCATTGCTTCATTACCAAAAATATAAGATTCACGAGGAAAATATTGAAAATAGTTTGACATTATCTACCTCCTCCACCACCAACACGGGTTTCAAATGCTGGATTCTTCCCATAATACTCATAAAAGTTATCAGTATCTTCATTATCAATATCTTGTCGGCTAATTGTTTTATATTCAATAAATCCTAAAGTCAGATCAATTTCAGTTGGTGATCCATCTGGATGTAAAGCAGTTGTTGTAGGATTATAGACAGTTGTGATATTACGAAGTTGTGACATTTTAATTGGTGTTCCTACGTTTTTAAATTCTCCTGGTTTACCAGAAAGAAGTCGTATCTTGAAAAGGTCTGGATATTTATAACCAAGTGGAACAGACCCTGCTCTTATCTCTTCTGGAAACGCATGTCTTCGTAATAAATTGATAATTTGTTTTACTTGTAAAGATTCTTCTGGACTCTTTGGTAAAAATTTAAATTGAAAAGAAAATTCACGTATATTAACTCCACGAAATGCAGTCCTAATATTTGGGTTGACAGTTACTCTTGCTGCGAGGCCAACTGCATTTCTTACACCTTCAGGAACAAGAAATCCGGCTGGCGATCTTGCTAATCTTTCTGCAGCAAGTCTTGCACCTAAACCAGCAGTTCCTTCTCCAAATAATGATCCTACACTTTGAACTCCTTCAAATACTCCTTGAAGTGCTGCACCTAATGCACCAGATCCCGCATTTAATCCAGCGAGTGCTGCTGCACCCGAAGCATTTAGATTTACATTTTCATAATTTAAACTTTCATTCACTTGATAAGCAATCGGAAGATAAAGTGAAACCTGGCCATTGCCAATAGGAGTTACTTTCATAGCACTCACCGACACATCTTCAACACTACTTGAATTGCCATTTCCACCTACCTGTACATCTCCACCAGTAGCTTTCCATGCATCTTGTATTGTGTTTATTAGACCTTTGCCACCTTTAAATGCAGGGGGATCTACTTCAAAGATTGAAAACACGATCTTTGATTGAAGGAACTTATTTTCTTCTTGTAGTGGATATCTTAAACCAGGCATATAAATCTCTTATAGATAATTAAAGTACTTATTTTCTATTTATAACATAAAATGGCATATTCTGGACGTTACATAGTAAAGAACACAAACAAATACAAAGGTGATTTTA